GGGGCACGACGTCGTCCTTGACGAAGCCGAACAACTGCTTCAGCGTCGGCAGGGCATTGGTCTCGAATGAATGCCAGAGTTTGGCACCCTCGCGTTCGGCAAACTCCAGCGCCTTCGGCAGGTTCTCACCCAGCCACTTTGCCGTGTCCTCGATGAGCGGCAGCATCTTGGCGCCGATCTGCTCGCCGAGATTCCCGATGATGACCTTCAGCTTGTCCATCGGATTCGCCGCAGCCTCGGCCGCACCGCCGAACTCCCTACCGAGTTCGGCGAGGATGAGCTTTTGGGCGCCCATCACGTCGCCGGACTCGACCAGGGTCTTGATCTGCTCCTTCTGCGAAGCGGTGAACGACACACCGACCCGCTGCAACGCGGTCACACCCTTGATCGGGTCGTTTAATGCCTTGCCGAGTTGGATCGCTGAGGACTTGGTGTCCTGCCCCAACGCGACCGACATGTCGGTGACGACCTGGTTGGCCTGGTTAAAGATGTCGTTGCCCTTGCCGACCTCATTACGGATGTTCGTGAAGGTCAGCAGCAGGTTCGCGCCGGATGCGATGGCCTCGTCGTCCACGCCGGTCTTGTTACTGATCGCGGTGGACAACTTGTCCACCTGCTTGGCCGACACGTTCGCCGCGCCGCCGGTGGACTTGATGACCTGCGCAGTCAATCGGCTGATCTTCGCCGATTCGGCCGCGTCCTCAATGAACCCCTTGAACAGCGAGAAGCCGCCGACCGCTGCCGCGGCGGCAACGATCGGCGCGAACATCGTCTTGGCGGCACCACCGATACCGGCGCGGAACCCGTGGCCCATGTTCTTGGACATGCCCATGCCCATACCGCGGCCGGCGTCACGGGTGTCGATCCGCTTGAGCTTCTTGGTCAGGTCGCGCCCGAAGTTGTCCGTGTCAGGTTTGACATCTACGAAGACCTCTGCGAGCGACCCCACGGACCCACCCCCAACGCTCTCATCAGATCGGCCTTGTCGGCGTCGATCACCTCGGGCTCGGACATCAGCCGCTTGTCGAAATCGGTGCGCACATCCTCCAGGTCGACGTCGAACCGGCCGGAGGACAGCCGCGCGAGCGCGTCGGCCTCGATGCGCTCCAGCAGCAGCACATAGACCGCGTCGAGGAGATCGGGCAGCGTCAGCTCGCCCTGGCCTCCTGCGCCTCGGTGACGATCAGCGCCAGATCCGGACGGCCCTGCTGCTCCAGCCGCGAAGTGACGCGCGAGGACAAAGCGTCCCCGTAGCTCGGTCTCGCGTTCTGCAGCCCAGTAGAGGAGTCGGAGGGCCGCTTGGTAGGGCGCTCTGACAGCACCGCCATGACCCGCTTGATGAAGTCCATCAGGTCCTCGTCGTCGGCGCGCTGCGTGGTGGCGTGCTGCTCGAACGCCGCCCACTCCTCGTCGACGATGCACTGTTGCAACAGGTCGTACATCGCGGCCATGCCCTCGACGTCGGAGGAGTCCAGGCCGGACTTGGCGGCCTTGGCGAACCGCAGCAATGGCATGAGACCGACCTTGGCCGCGATGGTGAACCCGCGACCCAGGAACTCGATCTGATCGCCGACCGGCGTCTCGGGCACCCGGTTGATGGTGCCCTCGTCGACCACGACGCCGTAGTCGGCGGTGGTGATGTCGGTCACGGTGTGCCGACCCGGGAGGTACCGGCGGTGTAGATGATGAACGGCTGCGCGGCGACCGGCTTCTCCATCTGGAACTGGCAGGCGATGACCGCCTTGGACGGTGCCTTGGCGAACGCCGATGCGATCTCCCCGCCGTTGAGGCACTGGCGCAGAATGATGCGCACAGTGTTGTCCTGCGACTCCCAGCCGATCATGGCGCGCACCTCGGCGCCGGGGTTTGGCGGCTCGTAGGAGTTCAGCGCCGTGGCGCCGGTGCCGGAGACCACGGCGACGGTGCCGCCGTTGAGGGCGCGCTTGAGGTTGTTTAACGTCCAGTCGGCCAGGTTGAACGCCATCGAACCCTCGCGGGACGTGGTGGCGTAGCGCACCGGGTCGAACAGCTCGGCCACCGTCACCGGCTCGACCGTGGACGAGTAGGCGAACGTCGAGCCCTCCTCGGTGGCGCCCAGCGGCACCCAAGCGGCGGCCCAGGTATCGGTGAACACGCTGCCGGCGACGGTGTTGGTCGGCAGCGCCGTGGCGAGTGGAGCCCAGAAAAGATACCCGGGGTCAACCAGGACATTTGGGGTAGCGATTGTCGGCACGGTTCAGCCGCCTTTCTAACGGTTGTTGATCTCATCTGCGGCCGGCCGCAGATGCGGCTGTGCCGGGGTGTCCTCAGTTCCTAGCTCGACCAGCGGCCCGTAGAACGCGACCCGCTTGTCCCAGCCGACGCGGTAGAACACGTGACCGCGCTCGAACACGTTCTCGACCTTGATGGATCTGCGTAGCGCGCCGGTCTGCCGCGGAGCGTTCTTCTTGGCCAGCTTCTGCACCTCGCGGGCCACCACACGGACCTGCCGCTTGATCTCCGGCACCTGCGTCAGGGCTTTGATCACATTCGGCCGGACCTTCCCGACACGCAGCCCGGCCATCAGGACTTCGCGGTGTCCGATTTCTTCGAGGTCGACTCCACCGCGCCGGACTTGTCCAGTCCGAACTTCTTCACGTGCCCGACCGGCACCGGGTGGCCCACGTCGAACGCAAGCGCCCCGTCGATGTGGATCTGCTCGGTGGCCACCCACTGGCCGTACTCGGTCTCGACAGCCTTGCGGTGATCCTCGGCGGTCTGGTCGGTGTTGATCTCAGCCACGGCTAACTCCTTACGGGTTGGTCTCGATCAAGAGGTCGATCACGTACCGGACTCGGCCGGTCTCGGTGTCCGGCGCGGGGATGATGGTCGACGGCGCAGCGTTGGAGATGTCCCCGGCCGTCCACGAGCCGCGCAGGTCGCGGGTCACAGACCGGACGGTGCGGGCGATGGTCAGAGCGTTCGCCGCGTCGGTGGCGGTGTTCCCGGCACCCCATACATCCACCTGCACGCGGGCGTTGCCGGTGTGCCACTCGAGCTCGACCTCGTCGACCACGGTGAGCACCAGCAGCGGCCACGTCGGCGAGCCGGGAATCCGGTCGTAGATGCGGGTGCCGACCAGCGCGGTCAGCGACGGCTGAGCCAGCAGCGCCTCACGGGTCAACGCCAGTGCATCGGGAAGCAGACTGACGGGCATGTGACCTCCTGCCCTAGCCAGCGCGTGTACTACGTGGTGAGATGTAGCTGATGAAGGGGGTCGTCATGGGCTTCGGAACACGCGCGATCGACAACGACAAGGTCCGCGACAGCCTGGTCGAACAGGCCGGGTTGAAGCTGGCGGGCAAGTTCGGCAAGGCAGACGATTCGGTCTACCTGGCCGCGCTGTTCGTGCAGCAGGTGCGCACCAACGAACTGCTCGAGCGGTTGCTGGAACGTCAGGCGGTCTAGCCGCCGGTGACGAGTTGGACCACCAGCTCCAGATGATGCTCGCCGCCGCGCAACCGCCAACGCTTGGGCTGGCCGTCGATCTCATAGTCGACGCCTCGGAAGCGAATCCGGTCGGTCGCCACCACGTCGGCATCGGCGTACAGGAACACCTTCCACTGCGACTCGGTGCGCTGCTGCTGCACCAGATCTTCCTGAACCGTCAACGGCTGGAACTCGCACGCCAACTCGACCGTGGCCGGGGCAGACCAGTCCGGCACCTCGGCACCGTACGCACCGACCGCGACAGTGGCGCGCAACCGCGTGCACGTGTCGTGGAGCTGGAACGGCAGGAACATCAGGCGATCCCCATCGGGGAGTCCCGAACGCCGCCGGATTACCTGAGACCAACCCCGTCAGGTCCATCGACTCGGTCCGCAGCGACCGCGCCGTGACCGCCACGCCGCCGACCTGTTCAGTGGTGACATCCACCGAGATCCCCGCCTGAATGTCCTGCGCCACGTCCAGCGTCGCCTGCTTGATGGGCTCTGGGACCGCTTCCCAGCCCCACTTGGCGGTGACGGTGACCAGCGCCCGACGGCCGCGGGTCGTGTACGGCCAGACTCGGTCCACGGTGAACAGGTCGAAGAACGGCCAGCCGGGCTGCCCGTTGTAGATCCCGTCCCACGGCCGCGGGTCGACGTCGGTCACCAGCCATGCCGTGCCGTCGACGCTGATCACCAAGCCGGTGGTGGTCCAGAAGTCGTCCACCGGAAGGCGGTACCAGTCGACAGCGCGGAAACGCCGCGCCGATGCCGTCTCGGTGCGGTTGAACTGGCGACCGGTGAACAACTCGACGGCCCGTGACGCAGCACTGACGATGTCGTCGAAGAACCCGTCGTTCGGCTTGTTCAGCCGCGCCGCCAGGTCTTCGCCCGTCACATAAGGGTCGCCGATGGCCACCGGTCGCCTCTTCCGTCACTTCTGCCGAAGCAGGGTGGCCGTTCCGTCGACCACCGTGGCGCCCACCGCCGGCGCCGATGGCGGCGCGGCGGCAGTCGTTCCAGCCACCGTGACGGCGAACTTCTCGCCGCCGGTGAACTGGATCTCCTGCCCCAGCGTGACCGCGGTCGTGTTGGCTCGAAGCACCCGCCGCAGCGGCCGGCCGATGAAATCGACCGTCGAAGTAGTGGCCCGACCAAGCGCATCGAGCGAATTGCTCGCCGGAGTCACTAGATCACGGCCAAGGTAGTCCTCACGGAACGTTGTCGTTGCCACCGCTGACCTCCGGGTTGTTCAGTGCTTCGACCAGATCGGCCTTGGTCTTGCCTTCGGTGTCGACACCGACCGCGCCGGCTCTGTCCACCAGTTCGGCCTTGGTCAGCTTGGACAAGTCCTCGGGCTCCGGCTCGGACGCCGTTGCGTCTTCGTCGATAGACTTGCCTTCCTCGGACTCGCCGAGCAGGCCGCGGTAATACGCCTTGAGTTCGGCGTCGTCGGTCTGATCGTGCAGTTCCTTGATCCGTGTCCGGTCCAGCGAGCCGCCGACCAGACCAGTCTTCTCGTTCTCGATCATTGCCGTGTCTCCACTCCTGTCGATCAGGCCAGGTTCACAATCTCCTGGACGCCGCCGGCTTCGACGGTCATGGGAGTGAAGTACCCCGCGTAGGCGACCTGCACGCCGAGCACCGAAGGTTCGGTGGCCTGCAGCGCGCCGATCCGCTGCTCATACACCTCGACGGCAGCAGTGGACATGACGATGCCGAACGTGGTTGCAGGAGCGGTCGACAGACCGGCGGACACGTACACCGGGATACCGGACACGGCCCCGACCAGGCCCTGCCCGAAGTCCGCGGCGTTGAATCCCGTCGACTGGGCGTTCTGCGGATTCACCGGTGCAAACAGGGAGCCCCAGTTTCCCAGTTTCGCCGGCTGAACAGCCAGAATGACCCGGCCCTGTCCCTTGGTGGCGGTGTAGATAGCCGCCACCGCCGTCCACAGCCCCGCAACAAGCTCAGCCGCCGTGGGAGTACCACCGGAGGCAGTACCGAGCTCGACGTTATTCGTACCGGCGATGAGCGCAGCGCCCAATGCGGCCTCAGTCTGGACCGCGTACTGCGCGGCCAGGTCATTAACGATCGCATCCATCATCTGCGGCGAGGAGAAGTCGATGTTCTGCCGCGACACGTTGACATAACCGCCATAGGTGACCGCGTTGCCGGTCAACCGAGCGATGGTCATCTTCTGGCTGGACAGTTCGGACTTCTCATCTGCCGCCGCGCCGGCGGTGCCCTGGACGGCAACCGTGGTGCGGGCGGTGACCTTCGGCCGGTACCACGTCGCCGACGGCATGTCCCGCGGCCCGAGTGCATTGACCAGCGGCCGTGCCGAGTCGATGAAGTTCAGCACCTGGCCGACGATCGGGTCGGGAATGACGCCGAGGTTGTCGCTGGTCTTCTGGTGGGCGGCGGCGCGGGTGTAGAGCTCAAGCCGCTCCATCGCCGACTTGCTGCCAGTCTGCGCAGCTACGTAGTCGACCATGTACTCGCCGGTGGACCGGTACTCGACCGGGCCGGACTCGCCGCTGCGGCGAGCCGTGGTGATGGCCAGATCGACCTGCTTGGCGCGGGTCGCGATGTCCTGCGCGATGCGGGCGGTTTCGGACAGCTCTTCGATCTGCTCCTTGATGACACCCATGCGGGTGCGCACCTCGGTGAGCTGAGTCTTCTCGGTGTCGTTCAGGTCGCGCTCGGCGTCCTGAACGCTGGCGATGAGTCCTTGAGCGAACGCGTTGCGCTCCTCGAGCTCCTTCTCGAGACGCCGAATCATGGCGTCGTTGGCTTGGCTGTTCACAGCCATGGCAATGCTCCCTTTGAAAGAAGTGACAGGAAGCACGTCGCCAACCACACCCGCTACCCAGGTGTTGCGTCCCCGCTACCCAGGGCGGCGGACGTGCGGATTACTTGCTGAGGCGCGTAGTGGCCCACGACAGAACGTCGTCAGTCATCCACTCGTCCAGCGACGGTGTGATCAGCGACTGCTCCCCAGCCGCCGGATGCGCGGTCAGTCCGTCATGGACTGCCACCGTCTCCGCGCCTACGAATGCGGGACTTTCGACCATCGAGAAATGTTCCATGAACGCGCGCAAAACTCGACGAAGCATTGAGCGGCGCTCGAGCAGGACGTCGGACGGTTTCTTGACGAAGTAGCCGACGGAACCGCCGAGCATGCCCTCGGATGCCAATTGCAGAGTGTCGTCACCGCGCGATGTCCTGGCGACCTTGACCGAGGCCAGTAACCCTCGCGGATCAGTCGAATCCATGTTCACGATGCGACCTACCGTGTCGCCACGGTTGTGCTCGCGATTGACCGGGATGCGGACCGACTTCTTTGCGGCCTCATCGAACGCGCGGCGATCGAATACTTCGCGCCAGACCTCGCCGCGCCAGAGGATTTCTGCTTCTTGATCCCAGGGGATCGCGATCACTTCGATGATCCGGTCCGCGAAATTGACGTCATCCAATACGGCGGCGTCAGATCGGGTCAGGATCTCCACATGAGTCGCCGGGCCAGTGCTCACGATCGGCCACCTCCTGTCAGCGCCTCGGCCGACTCCGTACCGACCAGTCGCTCCATCGTTCGCCACTCCTCAGCGGTAAGCACGCCACGATCGAACAGGATGGCGTTCGCCTCGGCCCGCTCCTTGAACGCCGGCCGCGAATACTCGTCACGGTTCAACTCCGCCGACTGGCCCCGCGGCAGCGCCCACCCGGACAGCGCCGACATCACATGCACCGCTTTCGGCTTCAGTCCCGCCCGGTCGTGGAAGTCGAACAGGCTCGACACGTTGCTGTAGGTCATCGAATCGCCACCGGACGGCAGGCCCAGCAGAAACGGCGGCACGCCCAACAGGATCGCGATCCGCGACTCGTTGAACTGCGCCAACTCCAACAACGCCATGTCCTGCGGCGTCATCTGCAACTGCTTGGCGGTCACCCCGCCGGACAGCACCGCAGGCTTGCCCAGGTTCCGGGTCCGCGAATCCCACCACTGCTGCAGCAGGTCGTCCGCCTCGGTCTTGGTCAGCCGCCGCGGCACCTCGAGCGCGTAGTACGGGATACCGCCGCCCTCAGCGATCTCCGTCGCGTACCGGGCCAGCACACCGGCCGCGACAAGCCGAGCCTTGCCCGACTCCAGCGGGCCGACACCCCGCGCATTGTCCGTCGTCGACTTGTACCTGATGTGCAGAACATCGGCGGTGACATCCAGGGAGCCGAGTTTGTACTCGCGTCGACCGTTGCGTATTTCCACGTTCATCAGCCACGGCGCGATCACCCGGAAGTTGTACGGGAACCCGTCGGCGGCGCGGGCCATCGGCAGCACGAACGCCTCGCCGAGCTGGAAGTCCCAGAACAACTGCTTGGCGAACTCGTGCCACGAGGTGTAGATGCTGGGGTCCGGGTTCATCATCCACGTCATCGGCTCCAGCACCCGGCCGCTACGGGTCCGGTACACCGGCATCGCCGAGAGCACCGAGGAGTTTAGATCCAGCGCCGCCCACGCCGTGTCCACGAGCTCCTCGAACTTCGGGCCCATCTGTCCCCATGCAGGCGTGGCCCAACTGGCCGGCCACCCATCCCACGGCGACGTGACCACAGCGGCCATCCGGTTGTTGCTCGGCCCGGCGTCCTCGAACTCGAACCCGTCCGGGTCGCCGGGCGTGTACGCCGGGCCGACCGATGGCGGATCACCTGGTGTCGAGTTTGGAACAGCACCGGCGCCAGTGAGCCAATCCCAGAAACCCACGGACACCTCCTTGTGCTATATCTACTAAGCGGTGTGGTATATTGCTCATGCACGGCCCGGCAAGGTGCGGCACCGTATGGCGGGGCGAGACCCGGCCCGGCAGTGCGTGGCGGAGCCCGGCGGGGCTAGACAAGGCAAGGACTATCCATCACGAGGAAGGAAATCGGAAAATGGACTTCCGAATCACCATCGAAGGAACTACCAGTCTGCTCATGCACAATGCCAGGCTGGCCAATCCGCTAGATCCCGCAGCCAAGGCGATCAAGCGGGTTAGCGGCAAACGCAACAAGACCGACGACGACCACGCCGAGATCGCCCGCCTGGAACATGTCGGATCGCTCTACCACGATCCCGATGTTGGCCCCTACATCCCCGGCGAGAACATCTGGCGCTGCCTCTACGACGCAGCCAAGAAGTCCAAGCGTGGACCCAAGGTCAAGGAAGGACTGTTCATCAAATCCGACATCAACCCGCTGGCTTACTCCGGCCCTCGTGATGTCGAAGGACTCTGGAAGGACGAGAACTTCCGACTCATCGCATCAGCCAAAGTCGGCCAACAGCGGATTATGCGTTGCCGCCCACTTTTTCGTGATTGGCGGACGGATGCCCTTGGTGTCATCGACACCAACGTTATCGATTTAGCTGAGGTCGAGGCCATCGCCGAGACTGCCGGCCAACTCATCGGACTAGGTGACTGGCGACCACGCTACGGTCGATTCGTCGCCACCGTGGAGCACGGATGATGTCGCCATTCGAGCCGATTGGGGATCGTGCCCGCTGGCGCATCTTGTACGACATGCTCCAATTGGTACCGACTAACGGAATACTGACTTACGATCGCATGGCCGAGGCCCTAGATCTGCACCCCGAGTCGGATCGACACATCATTCAGATGGCGATGCGTCGTGCCGCCCGTGAGCACGAGGTCGTAGACAAGCGCGCTGTGGATGTGGTCCCCAACAAGGGATACCGCGTCGTGACTGCTCCCGAACACATGGGCCTAGCGCGGCGCCAACAACGACGGTCAAGCCGAGCACTCAAAGCCGGCCATTCCAAGGTTGTCAATGTCGATCTGTCAAATCTCGACCCCGAGGCGCGAAAAGCGTTCGAGGTCGTGGCTCGTGCGTTCGCTGCACAGATGGACTTCAATCGACGGATCGACATCCGGCAGCGGCGGCTAGAGGAAGCACTTTCGACCATTGACGAGCGTCACGTGCGTTCGGAAGAGGAGATCGCGGAGCTTCGGAGGCGACTAGAACAACTGGAGCAACGCAACCAAGACTGACATGGCGGGTCATGGCGCTGCAATGCGAGGTGTGGCGATGCAAGGCGTGGCCTGGCAAGGCCCGGCGCGGTGGGGCGCGGCAAGGCGCGGTTAGGTACGGCTTGGCCCGGCGCGGCGAGGCATGGACGGGTGGATGGTCTTCGGCGGGGTTCAACTCCCCGCCACCCACGCTAGGCGCGACCGGGCAAGGTTGGGCCTGGCGGGTCAGGGCGCGGCCTGGCTAGGCGTGGTTGGGCGGGACCGGGCTGGGCGGAGCAAGGCATGGACGGCGGGTGACTGGCAGCCGCCGGGGTTCGAGGCCCCGGCATCCACGTGCGTGGCTGGGCCTGGCTGGGCAGAGCGCGGCGTGGCGTGGTGAGGCGAGGCAGGACCCGGCTTGGTTCGGCTCGGTACGGCAAGGCTTGGGATTATCTTCAGTAGATCGCCGGAATCATCGCATCGGCACGTGCAGCAACAGCAGCCCACGCAGCGGCCTTCACAGCACTGGCCGCAGACATCGACCGCACCCGCGGACCATCCACACCAGGCGACGTGCGCAGCGCCAATACCTGGTCCGTCAACTCGAATCCGCCGTCATGGACCAGAACCTCATCGGCGAGCAGCCGGCCCAGATCCTCCACTGCGGCCCGGACCGTGCCCGTCTGCGGTGTGGTGTCGATCTGCTCGGCATCCCAGGCCGGATCAGAGGCGATCGACGCCCCCACCAGTACGGGCTGCACGAACCCCGATTCACGGACAGCCTCCGCCGCCGACGGCAAATCCGAGTGCGTCGACACCGACACCACGGCTCGGCCCGTCTCATGCCACGCTCGGGCCACACTCACGCCTTCGCCGAACCAGTCCTCGACCGCCACCGCATCCGGAACAGCATCCGGCACCGGCACCGCCAGATCCGACCAGTCCTGCTCGGATACGACCGGGTCGCCATTGGACCGGGACTCCCTCAGGCGCCAGACGTTCAGATACTGCGCCTCGAAGCCCCGCATCGGGTCGGGGTCGTCCAACTCCGGGTCATCCTCACCGGCCAGGGCCTTTTCGTACTTCGCGGCGATCATCTTGCGCCGGTCCTCCGACCAATGCGGACTGGCCGCCTTCCACACTTCGGAGTCGGAAGGATCACACCCCGGCTTCGCGCCCCACAGCAGCAGCAGCGTCTCCGGGTCATCCGTCGACAAGGCCACCAACAGCGACGACCGCATCAGCGACGTCGCCCGCCGGTGAGCCGTCGACGTCAAGTGCAGCTGCGGTGACTCCCGCTCCAACATCGCCGGCTCCAGGCCCTCCGACACCGTGTCCGGTGCCACATTCCAGCCCTCGTCGACGATGCCGAAGCAC